ATGGGCGTGAAATTATTTTTCAGCCAAACGAAGGACCTCAAGAAGAATTTCTTTCCTCAAGTGAAAGAGATGTTCTGTACGGTGGTTCAGCAGGTGGAGGAAAAAGCTTTGCCCTTCTTGCAGACCCGCTACGGTATTGCCACAATAGCAACCATCGTGGGCTTCTTCTTAGGCGTACTCTGGATGAGCTAACTGAACTCATTGACAAATCACGTCAACTGTACCCACGGGCGTATCCCGGTGCAAAGTTCAGAGAGTCAAAGTCAACATGGCACTTTCCGTCAGGTGCAACGATTTGGTTTACGTATCTTGACAAAGACAAAGACGTAACACGATTTCAGGGTCAGTCCTTTAACTGGATAGGCATTGATGAGATAACCCAATACCCCTCGCCTTATGTTTGGGATTATCTCCGTTCACGACTCAGAGCAACTGATCCTGAACTACAACAAAATCTGTACATGCGTTGTACAGCGAACCCCGGAGGAGTCGGAGGTTGGTGGGTAAAAAAGATGTATATCGACCCATCACAACACAACTCGACTTTTCCTGCAATGGATATCGAAACAGGCAGACCTTTTGTATGGCCCAAAGGGCATGAAAAGGAAGGTGAACCTCTGTTTTATCGTAGGTTCATACCTGCACGTCTAACAGACAACCCATACTTGTTGGCTGACGGACAATACGAAGCGATGTTGCGTTCGCTACCCGAAGTCGAGCGTAAGCGACTTCTTGAAGGCGATTGGGAAGTAACGGAAGGTGCAGCTTTCCCAGAGTTCAGTAGAAGTAGACATGTTACACCGTATTTTGACCTTCCACCAAACTTCCCACGAATACGAGCGGCCGACTACGGCTATGCAAGTCCTTCGTGTGTTCTTTGGGGTGCTATTGACTGGGATAATAATATTTGGATTTATAGAGAGTTATACGTAAAACAGTTGACAGCAGAAGAGTTAGCTGATAGAATACTAGAAGTAGAACAAGAAGACCCAACTCCCCACTATACAGTACTTGACTCATCATGTTGGAATAAGACAGGCTTTGGTCCTTCCATAGCTGAAACAATGATGAGATGTGGGGTGCGTTGGATGCCCTCAGACAGAAACAGACTTCAAGGTAAAATGGAAATACATCGTAGGCTTGCTGATGACCCTCGAACAGACGAACCTAGACTACGAATATTTCCGAACTGTGTCAATCTTATCAAGCAGCTATCAGGCATACCTCTTAGCAAAACAAATGCAGAAGATGTGGACACAAAGGCAGAGGATCACGCATACGATGCTTTGCGATATATGTTAATGACAAGGATGACAGGATATGCGTCGATTCATAAAACGCTTGGTGGTATCAAGAATCAGGTCTACCAAATGCAAGACCAAACATTTGGGTATTAATAAATGGCAGTAGAATTTAGTCAACAATTTGAACAATCACTTTCAGGTACACAGGGTGTACGATCTGATAAGATCGCAACTACACCTCTAGGTATTTTGATTGAAAGTTCAACCCGAAAAGACAAAAAATCATTTATGAATGTTTTGGCTAAAGGAGATCTGTTAAACGCAACTATTCGTGATATAAACGACAACCCAGACGTAAAAGAAAAATTCGGTAGATTTTTTGAGCAACAAGGTAAGGATAAAAAGACAGCAAGTGGTGCTAATAAAGTACTGGGATCTTTACAGCCATTTTTCGAAGAAGCGGGGTATCTAGGTCCTAAAGGTAGAAACCCAGTCAGAATGGTTCTTTCAAGTGTTATAGGCACAACATCAACGAAAGAACTTTTTCCCACAGATCCAACAAGAAAAGTACCAAGTCCATACCCTTTTGAAACGTACACTAAACTAAAAGAAGTCGTCACAGGATTGTTGAATAGTAAAAACAATGCTGAACGTCTAGCAGGAACTCAACTTGCTATGCACATAATTGGAGGATACAGACCTTCAGATTTTAAAAATTTAAGAATAGAAAATATAAATTTTAAAAATGGTGTTGTATCGGGTCTTCAGGTTAAAGACAGAGGAAAGACAACAGAAAAAGCAGGTTACTTTCCTAAAATAATAAGAGACATATTACTTAAACAAATAGGAGATCCTACAGGTAAATCTGGATTAGTCTTTCCACAAAACAACGAAGAGTTAATTAATGACGCTTTAAAAAAGGCAAAGATACCTACAGAGTACACAACTGCAGGAAAAGTAAAACAGGGTTTCTTCACACTTGAAGATACTCGTAAATTAAATGAGACACATTTAACAAGTCTAGGTTACGATGAAAAAAATCCAGTAAGACTTGCTGCAACATTACGTGCTAATAAAACAACAATCGGGCAATACGTTGCAACAGGTGCAGGTGGTAGAGACATCGAAGAACTGTTTGTAAAAACATCTACCCCCCACGTAGCGTTTACTGGCACAGCAAACCACGCACAATATCTCGAAGACATAGGAGTTGAATCGTCTAACATTGTTAAGCGTTACAAAGTAACTAACAATGTAATAGATAGGTTTCCACTAGATAGAGTTGAAGAATTTCAAACTGTGTATCCTACATTAGCCTACGAAGAAGGCGACAAAGTAATAACATCAACTCTAAGCCAAGTGAATAAAGGTAACGCAAAACTTTATCAAGAAGCCATAGGAAGTGAATTAGCAAAAAGAAAAGATGTAGCTGATATAGCCCTTGCAGAAACTGCTGAAGAAGCAGAACAGGCAAGACTACGAACTCAAGATATAAAGAATCAAGTGAGAGCCGAAAAGAAAGCAAGTGATCTACTTGAACTAAAAAATAAAGGTAAAAACGCTTTAGATTGGATTACAAATAACTTAGGTAAACCACTTGCATACGGTGCAACACTTTTAGGTGGAGCAGGATACGTACAAGAAGCTAGATCCGATTTTTTAAAATACAAAGATCGTGGCTTCAGTGATATAGGAGCTACGTTGGGTGCAGGTGCAGAAACAGTAAGAGATGTTGCGATTGATGCAATGGCAGGTATGAATGTACCTAGAAACGTAGCACAACTAAGTCTTATAGGTAGTCCTGCAGGTGAGGGTGCAGATGTTTTACCTGCGGGTGAACCTAGAAGAATGGGGATAGAATCTGAATCAGGAGATTTTTTAAGTCAGATGCAAAGTAGTTTACAACCTACTCAAACAGATCAATCACAAGCTTTGAATATAATTGAACAGGATACCAACATAGGTGACAGAATGAGTACATTTGGCAGAACGCCTGATGTATCTCCGGGGTTTGTTACCCCACCTTCTCGATCAGAACTAGCTGACGAGACACAACGGCAACAAAACTTTATGGGAGTAACTTAATATGCCTAACAATAACTACAATTATGGTGCAGCTTATATTATGGGATCAGATAAGACATCTGTAAACGATGATATGGGTTCTAAGCAACTATACAGAGAAAGTCTTGAATTTACTACAGCAGTAGACCAAGATGCTTTACAAGTTGACATGCCAAAGAAGCAAACCAAACCTACAGTCGAAGCTTCTTTATTTAAAATGGCTGAAGAAAGAGACTATTAATAACACATAGGTAAATCATGGCTGATGAAAACTTTCTTCAACCTGCTGATGATACTGCAATACCTGTAGAAAATCCTAGCGAACAGATGCCCGGATTAGCAGGGTACATCAAAAGCAAATTTGAAGATTCAGAAAATGGCAGACGCAGTTATGAACTACGTTGGTTGCAAGCCTTTAAAAACTACAGAGGTATTTACGATTCGTCTACTCAATACAGAGATTCGGAGCGTTCCCGTGTATTTATAAAGGTAACTAAAACAAAAGTTCTTGCTGCATATGGACAAATAATCGATATACTTTTTTCTAACAAAAAGTTTCCGATAGTTGTTGAGCCAACCCCAGTGCCAGAAGGTATTGCAGAGTTTGCACATCAAACAACACCTCTTGATGAGATAGTCAAGCAAGATCCATATGGGTTCGAGGGTGATGGTAGAGAATTACCCCCGGGTGCTACGGAAGCTACACGAAACTTAGACTTTTTAGGTGGCTTAGAAGGTAGATATGCTAATGCTAATTTATCTCCCGGACCTTCACTAGCAGGAGAACCTCAGATAAGTCCTGCACAAAAAACAGCACTTAATTTAGAAAAACTTATACACGATCAGTTGACAGATACAGATGCTGTTACCGTCTTACGTGATGCTATTTTTGAATCTTGTTTACTTGGAACAGGAATAGTAAAAGGCCCGTTTAATTCTTACAAACGTGTTCACAAATGGGATAAAAATGATAATGGGGAAAAAACTTATGCTCCATATGAAAAAATTGTACCAAGAATTGAGTACGTGTCTTTGTGGGATTTTCATCCTGATCCATCAGCAACAAGCATAGAAGATTGTGAGTACGTCATACAAAGACATCGTATGAACAGACAACAGCTTCGTGCTTTAATAAACAGACCTTATTTTTACAAAGATGCCATAGAAGAGTGTCTAGCTAAAGGTCCTAACTACGAAGACAAGTACTACGAAGATACGATCAGAGAAGATGACACTGAGCCATACTTCCAAGAAAACAGGTATGAAGTGCTTGAGTATTGGGGTGTTATTGACAAAAAACATGCTGATGAAATGGGCATGAGTGATCTTGAAGGTATGTCTGAGCTAGAACAAATCCAAGTTAATGTTTGGACTTGTGGCAATATGATACTTCGATGTGTTCTTAATCCATTTATGCCTGCACGAATACCATACCAAGCTTTTCCATACGAGACTAATCCATACCAGTTGTGGGGAGTTGGCGTAGCAGAAAACATGGAGTTTTCTCAAAAGTTAATGAATGGTCACTACCGTATGGCTATTGATAACTTAGCACTTGCAGGTAATCTAGTATTTGACATTGACGAAGCAAGCTTAGTTCCCGGACAAAACATGGATATATTTCCCGGTAAGATATTCAGACGACAGTCAGGTGTAACTGGCACAGCAATCAACGGATTAAAGTTTCCAAACACTGCACCTGAAAACATACAAATGTACCAAATATCTCGACAACTTGCAGACGAAGATACAGGAATACCATCTATACTACATGGACAAACAGGTGTGACAGGAACGGGTAGAACAGCATCAGGCTTATCTATGTTGCTTGGCGGTGCAAGCTTATCTTTAAAAACTGTTATAAAGAATATAGATGACCACTTGTTGAAACCGATGGGTGAAGCATACTTTCAGTGGAATATGCAGTTTACTGATAACGTACCCGAAATAGAAGGTGATCTTGAGATCAAACCTCGTGGTACTGCAGCAGTGATGCAAAAAGAGGTACGTAGTCAAAGACTAACAACCCTGTTGCAAACTGCAAGTAACCCAATGCTTGCACCTTTTGTAAAGATACCAAACCTTATGAGAGAGCTTGCGATAGCACAAGACATAGATCCAGATAGTTTGGTTAACGACGTAGGCGAAGCACAGATATTCGCAGAAATACTTAGAGGACTTCAAAATGCTCAACAAGAAGCAAGCCAACAACCTCAATCCCCTGATCAACAACGAGCAGGCATGGAACAGTCTGGAGGAGTACCTCCGGGAGCTAACCCAAATGACAATTCAGGCGTTGGTGGCGGCACGGTCGGAACTGGAAGTGTTCCAACTGCAGGGGAAACTGGCTTTACTGGAACAGATCAAGAAACTCAAGAATGATCACGAAGCTGTAATAAGGATGAAAAGTGTCGATTGAATCAATCATAAAAGATTATATGTTCAAACAGCTAGGAGCAGCCGCAGCGTTTAGGCTTGAAGATGAGCTTCAAATACCCTCCGTTGTTAATTTTGCACCTTTAGCTGTAGCTCCTATTCCAACTCCGTTTGGAGAAAGAAAACGACCTTCCTTTCCTATATATGGAAAAAGAAAACCTCCTGCAGAACAGGGTGTAGTTCCTGAATATGAAGAAGATACAAGTGGGGGTCCTGATTACGAAGATGTTACTATAGAGGATTTACCTACTGATTTAAACTCTTTATTAGGAGGAACAGGTAAAAGTGGTAAAGTGGATGTGTTTGGAAAATCCTACCAAATAGGTCCTAAAGGAACAAGAGCTACATTTGGTGTTAACCAAGTATTTGATCCCGGCAGAGTTCTTGGTCAAGTTGCCAGTATGTCTGGAACTTTTGTAACAGCAGGTTATGCAGGACAAAAAAATTTAGAACAACTTCAATACGCACAAGCTATGGCAGGCTTGGGTAAAAAAGGTTACGGTGTGGGAGTTGTAAACAATCAAGTTATAGGTGTAACTCCTAGTAATATTATTGGCACAATACCTAACGCTAGTCCAAAAGATATGCAAAAGATACGAGAAATGCTTACTGGTAAGTCAGGACCTATGGCAACAGGCATTGAGTCTATGAAATCAAAGTTTTCTCCGACAGCTACATTCACAGATGCTGAAAAAAAATTCCAAGACGAGATTATGGATTCTAAACTACCTGACGAAGTAAAAGCAGAAATACTAGGTTTTGATCCTACGGGTAGAGGATCTTACGCTTTTTCTCCCGGAAGACTTCAAGCACAATTTGGTGTAACAACCCCTCAAAGTTACAGGCAGGGAACTTCTTACAAAGATTTTGTTAAAGATTATAAGGCGGCTGAAAATTTTAGAGATGATATGATGACTAGTCCAAGTATGGACTTTGGTCTTGAGACAGATGTAGTTGCCCAAGATACTATGAACAATCCTATGGGAATAAACATAGGTATTGATATGGACAATATAACAGGTGTAGACACGGGAGTCGGAGCTACAGGCGACTTAGGTGGTGGTTATGGAGGACCTACTGGAGGATCTAGTGGTTTAGATGCGTCTCAGCCTTCATCTTATAATGATAATAATGACAGCGATGGTGGTATGGGCGGCGGCGATACGAGTTCTTCTAATGATGGTTTTGGAGGTGGTGGTTGGACTGCATATGGTGGCAGAATAGGAAAACCTATTAATGGATTTGCATCAAAGACTGAAACTATTAAAGGGGTAGGTCTCATTGAACCAGAACAAACTTTTATGGATACTGATGTTGTAAGAGACAGGTTTGAATTTGATGCAGAAGATGGAGATTATGTTGTTAATGGCCCTGCTTCAGATGAAAAGAAACCTCAAATAACTTCTCTTGTAAACTATGCTGTCAAAGAATTAGGAAAAGAAGGGGTTGACATACGTGTAGGAAATCCTAAAATAAAAGATAAGAATAAAGTTCCACTTATCGTAGCTTCTTCAGAAATATATATACCAAGAGTAATAGCAGAAAAAATAGGGTATCCAATATTAGAAGCTATAAACAATTCAGGTAAACCTGAAGTAACTAGATTAAAGAATAAACTTAATGATCAACCTGCTGATCAAGATAGATATGCTGCCTACGAAGGTATGCGTGTAAAAAATCCTCAACAAGGATTTTTATTTCGTAGACCCGACCTTAATTTAACTGGTCCTAATATCAATACACCTCAAGAAGATGCTTTTGTTCCCGGAATATCCGACGAACCTGTAGAAATGAAACCTGACGATGAAAGGTTTTTTAGAGATTACAGTCTGAGAGATATAAAAGAAGCAATTTACGATAAAGAGATGAAAGGGTACAAGGACAGAGGATACATATTTACAGGCGTTGGAGCTAAAGGTGGAAAAGGCAGTTCAGCATTTGGAACGATGCAAATAACATATTCAACTTTAGAAGATTTTATAAAAAGAAGTCAGGGATACAAAGAGTTTCCTAAAGAATTAAAAGATTACACAAAAGCTGTAGCACAACAGGGTA